GGGTCCAGGTACACCGGCAGTTGGGGTGAGCCGGGGGGAGTTCGCGGGGTTCGACCACCCAGTCGCCGCCCCTCTGGTACACCGGATCGAACGTGGCCCCCTCAAAGGCGACGACTTTGCCGTGGAGCGGTTCGCACACTGAGCACACATCGAACGAAGAGGTAATCCACATCTTCCCGGCCCGCGCCGGGTTGAACATCCCCGCGTTGGCAGCCTGCTGGGCGGCTTCCAACTTGCCGCGGTTGGCTGCTTCCATCATCTCGGTTCGGGAGATCACCCTGGTTCGCTGCTGCCGGAGTTTCTTCCCGTACTTGGTGGCTTCCGTTTCGACCGCTTGGAGGGCCTGTTCGGTTGTCTTGCCTGCGGCCATCGCTTCTGCGAACACGGTGCGGCCACGGTTGAGCACCGCGTTGTGCTGCGGGAGGGTCAGCCCCGCTACCGACGGGGCGAGCCGTTCGCCGAACTCGGCCAGGTCACCCATCGTCGGGGCGGTTTCCAACACTTCGCCGAGCATGTTCATCATCGCCTGTCGGCCACCCCTACCCGTGGTGCCCCCGATGACATCTTGGAGGTTGGCTCGGGTGTCTTCAGCGATGTTGGTGATGAGCCGGGCCGATTCGTTCTCAGCCCACCGTTTCCCGACTGGTGTCCCCGACGAGAACCCCACCGAGAACGACGCACCCTCCGGGGGGATGACCGTCACAGGTTTCGGTGACACATCCTTCTCGATGCGGTTGACCGCCGACCGGTCGGGGGAGCGTTTCAGTTTGTCGGTTAGTTCGTTCCAGAACAGCGAGCCGCTTTCGTTGATCTGCCCTTGGAGGTTCGCGGAGAGGATCTGCCGGGCCGGTTCCAAATGCTCGATGAGCGGGGTAAGCGGCCCGTCGGCCCGGAACGGGTACAGGTCGGTGCCCGTCTGTAACCCACTACCAGACGCGTATGACACATCGTCGCTGACTAGGAAGTCCCGAACGACCTCCGGTGGGAAGGTCAGAGCCTCGGTGAACGCTCGGGCCACCCGGCGTTCCCGTGCTGTGAGCGGAGCGTTGACCGGCTCCAAGCCTGGTTGGCCTGGTATGCGCTTGCGGGGGATACGGACTGTGGTCTTAGCGAGTCCTGATTTGCGTGCCCGTCCGATCGTGACGGGCATTAGTCAACCGTTTCTGCCTCAACGTGAGCGGGCAGCCCGCCGACCTCCCGCAGGTACGACTCCAACTGTTCGTCTGGGAACAGTTCGACCCCAGCGCCCGTGAGTTTGGCGACGTACTCGCCGAGTTCTTTTAGATCGACGTTGCGTACCGGGGCGTGGGCGAGTTTCGGGGTGAGGTTCGGGTCGATGTTGTTGACCTTCAGCAGCCTCGGGAAAGCGTGGTTCTGGAACACCGATGAGATCCCATCCAGGTAGGCGTTGAGGCTCTGCGAGAACAGGGCGACCTTGGACACGGCGAGTGCCTGGGTGCCGACCTTCTCATGGCCTAGGAGGATGAAATCGGCGAGCATCGTCATCGCGATCCGCTGGTCGTACCGGGTGATGATGGCGTCGGTGTCGAACTGGCGGTCGCCTCCGGTGGATAGGAGTTTCAGGTCGTAGGCCAGGTTGTTTGTTTCCGGGTCGTAAGCCAGGGGGAAGACCACGCCCTCCTGCTCGTCGCGTTTGATGTTGCGGATGATCTTCTTGATCTCATTGAGCGCCGACGTTTCCTCAGAGGTCGCGTTGTTCGACAGGAGTTGCGGTGGGACATAAGCGATCGGCAGCCCTGCTAGATCACGCTCGATCCCGATGGCTTCTATCTCTTGTATCCGTTTCTTGAAGTAGTACGAGGTGTACGCGTTGCGGAGCACCGACTTGCCCTCCGGGTTGTTCAACGCACTAGAGGTGCGGAACAGGAGCGACTTCTCTATCGGGATTTCGACCAGGCCCTTGTTTGATGTTGGGTTCAACTGGTACATGCCCTTGACGCCGCCGTTGTCGTCCAGGTTCCACCGTTCCAGCGTGTCCTGCGAGCGGGGTGCGAGTTTGCGCCAGCCGATCATCCCGTCGTCGTACCGGGACCGTTCGCCGCCGTCCTGCCAGCCCTTGCGGTACTTGTAGACAATCTCAAAGTACGCCCACCCGTAAGTCAGGTACGACATGATCTGAGCGAGCATGTCTTCCCAAGTGGTCGTCATGTCGGTCATACAGGTGCCGACGAACTCGGCTATGTCGTTGGCCTTCTCATTGTCCGGGTCGGACGGTTCGACCTGCCATTCAACAGAGCGCATCAGCATCGAGATCGCCTGGATCACCGCGCCGATCACCGGATCGTTGTCTCGCATCTCCCGGTAGGTGCGATACGCGGTGCGTCCACGGAGGGCGGTCAGGAACTCTTCGCGAACCTGGCCGTCGTAGACATGAAGACCGGTCGAACCGATCTCCATGAAATCTGTGGAGGTGGCCTTCTTCGTGACCGACTCCGCGAAGGTATCCACAACATCAGTCATGGTCGGGACTCTACCCCATACATGCGGCTAGCCGGGACGACCGTGAAAGGAGAAAACTCGGTCGCCCCGGCTAGGGCCGCTGCGGCCGCGCCGTGGAAGGCTACGGGAGCCTACCAACGCGTCTGCGCTAGTTGGGGGAGGGCACCCCCTGTTTTGTTACCCTCCCCCGTTCGGAGTGTTCAACCCGTCGCCAGGTTCTTGGGACCAGTCGTACAGATTCGGTAGAAGCCGCACATGCGACGCCTGCCGGAACTCGGGTTCGGGTTCCTCCCCGTCAAGCCCCCGGACCCACCAACCGACCCCCACTCCGAAACCTGTGAGAGCCAAGGGAATGATAAGCCACTCCCAAAGCGGATTTGTGACACCCATGATCGCCAACGTCATCACTTGGCCTCCGTTACTTCGTCAGGGTAAGGCGGGCGGTCCCAGCCCTGGCCGTCGCTCAGAACCTCGGTTCCGAAGCCCGTCTGGACCCACGCCACCGTGACATTCACGATGCCCGAGCCGACGAGTTCGATCTCAACCGGGGCGAGCACAACGCCCTTCCGGTAGCCCTTCTTCTCAAAGGTCTTCTGCCGCATGGCGTCGGAGATGAACTCCCCGGTGTAGCGGCTCTTGTCCCAATCCCACCCGTCAAGGATCGCCCAGCAGTATTCGTCGTAGCCGAACTTCGACGGGATTCGCTTAGCCGGAACCTGATTGCCTTCAAGGTCGAACAGGGCTTGCTTCGGGAACACGCCACCGGCTTCGATCAGGTCGGCTTCGGCGGTCGCCTTCCGGGCCGTCAGATCGGCTCCCCACTGGCTGAGAGCACCGCGGGTGTCGGACTGGGCGAAGGAATCAGCCGCGGCCTGCTGAGCGGCGGCTGCTTCCTGCCGGAGCGTTTCGGTGTCAGCCATCACCGACCGAACCCCCAGCCCGTGACCGTCCACTGGCCGTCCCAGTCGCCCTGGTAGGCGTTTGAGAAACTGTTCACCCGGAAGGCGAACTTGACTTCGCTGCCCCAGGAAGCATCCTTGAGCCGCTTCGTCTCAACAGGACCGTAGTTGCTGCCCTTGACAGGAGCCACGGTGTCCGTACCGCCGCCCGAACTGGTCACCACTTGCCGGACCTTCTGGACTCGGACGCTCAAACCCGAAGGCGTCAACCCGACGACCTCGTAGAAGTCAACCTGAGTCTGGTCGTAGCCCCAGGAATCGTAGAACAGGTCACCGACTTTGACGGTCGGACCCAAGGCTTTGATTTGGGCTGCTGTTCCTGCTGCCTGTGCTGTTTGCTGATCCACAATGTCTCCCTTCTGGATCGTCTGCTCACTCACGAACACATCATAGCCTCATCTAGCGTGATAAGCAACTCAATCAGGCACCGCCAACAGATGAGCACACGCCCCGCAGAAACCGTCCCACGGCACCCCATCGTCGATGCGCTCAGACTCAATCGGCCCCCCACACGATCGGCACAACGGACAGGCGCTCACAGGGCTAGTACCTCCTGGGCCAACCGAGCGACCGCGGCCTCACAGTAC